CAAATAACACCCCAGTGTTCTTAAACTTGGAATGTTTAATTTTTTTCATTTAATTACCCTATATTTAATCTACCCTATAAACTAACACATATAAATATAAACAAATTTTTCTTTATTAAATTTTAGTGTCATCTAATAGGTTTTTTTCATCTAACATATCAGTTTTTTCGCTCAAAATCTTCTTTTTTGCTGAAATTCCGTTGATATATTCTCTTGCTAACTTTTTTGCGTTAGCATTTAAGTTCCTGTCATCTCTCTTTCTTTCTTTATGATTCTCCATATCTCCCAATGGGTCTCTACCATAAGGATGCTTATCTTTACCATAAGTGTTTCCTTCTTTTGGCCTTCCAACACCCCTATTTAATTCAATTTCGGTTTTAAGTTTACCGATTTCCTCCTCCACATTTTGTTGTTGTGGTGGGTTTGCTGGGTCTTGTCCCTGTTGTTCAATTGAAGTATGTCTGAAACGGTCTTTAAGGTCTAATATTACTTTAGCTCTCTCAATATCAACTTCATCCTGTGATAATCCAAATATATTATGGTATGACCAATCAGATGATAACATATTAAGTGCTTTTGCATCAGATGCCAATCTTACTTTTTCACTCCACAAATTAACCTTTTCTTGCTCATAAATTGTAGAAGCGTTAGTAAGAGTTAATTCAAAGTTCGTCATTTCAGAATCTTCAATACCTTGAGCTGCTAAGTGTACGATTGCTATTTTGGTTAATTCACTAACCACAGTTCTTTGAATTCTTTCGATAGTTCTTGCAAAACGAACATCTTCTGCAGCTAGAGTAGCTTTACCATTAACATTCTCATCATAAGATAAGTAAGCCTTTGGTACTCTCAATGCTGCAAATAACTTACCTCTTAAGTACTCAATATCCTCAATAGCCGCATATTCTAAACCTTGTAGGTTTTCAATATTTGTACCACTATCACTACCACGAACGGGTAAGAAAAAGTCTTCAGTAAGGTTTTGTATATTGTATTTTAAATTATAATCACCAGTATCTTTATTAACAAATGGGGTTTTCTTCATTTTGTTGATAATCTTTTGCATGTAGTTATCAACTTCTACCGGTGGAATATTACCAATATCAATTTTAAAGATTCTTTTTTCAGGTGCTCTCATAATACGATGGATTAACATCGCATCTTCCATAAGAGATAATTGTTTCCAAATTCTTCTAGCACCTTCTACCATTGATTTACCATAAGGTAAGAAGTTTGTGTCTGATAACATACGGAAATGAGCCATCTCATATTGCTCATATTCTTTTTTACCAAAACGGTCCATCTCCACCTTATATTTAACATAATTTGCATTGTTAGGGTCAGTACCTTCTAATCTCTCAACATTATATGTTGAATGTGGCATACAATTTATAACACCCTTACCTTCTGCAATTTCTAATGCTAAGAAAGCATCTCCGTATTTTACTAAGTTTCTAACCCAAGGCCATAAATTAAATTCTATGTTCATTATATCATAGAATAAATTATGTAATAACTCTCTTACATTTTCATTCGTAGATTTAATTTGAAGAACATCACCATATTCATTCTTAGTTGTGGATTCATCAGCGTATATATCTAATGCCGATGATATAATCGGGTCACTATCCATAGCATCATAATCTCTAAAAAGTTCTCTACGAACTTGATGATATGCCATTGATTGTGCACCTTGACTGGTTTCATAATAAGACCTTTGTAATTTAGTATATCTATCTCTAAGATTTACAAAGTTTGTATTATGCTGACGGTCTTCGGTATCTACAACTTTTCGTTTGCCATCCTTATCAACCGTTACAATTGCATTGGTTGCGAATAATTTTTTAAGTCTACCAAAGAAACTCCTATCATCTAATTGTTGTTCTTCTGCCATAATTTAATTTACCATTTTCTACAAGACCAATATCTTGCTTTTGTTCTAGGACCCGGATTATCACAATTGTGTCTTGCTCTAAAACTAGCCCTTCTATCAGGATTATTTTTCTTAATCTTTACTCCCTTTTGACCAAAGTTTACTTTAATAACTTTACCAGTCTTAGGATTTTTTACATACACCTTAAACTTTTTAACATCACCTGCAGTTGGTTTACCTAACTTAACTTCTCTACCCTGATATTCTGCTTCGAATACACAAGGACAATTTGCTTCAGTTAGTTCGTTTGAGTAAGATTTAAGATATGCTATAAAATCATCCATATCTTCTTGCTCAACATCCAATTCATCATAATCATCAATTGGATTGTCTTGTGGAGTATCCCCCATAGAATATGCACTATCTACATATTCATCTTCATTTAAGATATTTGTTAATCTAATCATAGAATTTCTATTTTGACATTATATAACATAAATATCGTAATTTATCAAAACCCTACAACCATTGGGTTAAATCCTCCATAGTATCACCAATTTGCATTTTCCAAGGATTATCATCCATATTACTTCCACCATATACACCAGAGTGTTGCATGTTTGATGATATACCACCCATTGCTCTTTTAGTAAGGTCTATACCTTCTTGTTTTAAACGAAGTGCAGTATCTCTAACCCACAATCCAATACAAAATGCCATTACTAAGTCATCGTTATATCCCTTCATAGCCTCAGCTCTACCATTCATAAATATAAATGTAAACAATTCATCTATCAAACGATTAGAACGAACTGTAACTGCTTTTTCTCTAAAGTATTCATCCAATTTAGATACAATTAAAGGTCTAGTCTTAGATGTAGTTGAGAATCCAGCAACCATCTGTCTTTCATCTGCACGATATTTGTTTCTCATTTGGTTTTCCACATCTACATATTTCAAATCCTTACTCATATAGAATAAGTTTTTATACTGTCTATCTATTACTTGTTGAATAGCTGCCCAACCAATATTTGCATTCTCTATTACAAGCAATGCATCATTATATTGTGTAGATAATTCAACTAAGAAATTTCCAAAGTCTTTTGTATCAATCTTTCCTTTATATTCTGCTACTTGTGTACAAGTATTGATTTCCATAACATGAGCTGCGGAATAATCCGAACCATCTCCTCTAGCCACATCGGCAATGACCATATAAGAACCACCTGGTGCTGGGTATTCCCACCTCCAAAGGTTACCATCAAATCCAGTCTTTTCTAATGGGTCTTGGCAATATGATTCTTTATAGAACATTAATAGTTCTGGGTCAATAACAGTATCACCAGAAGATACGAAGTCACAATCACATTCCTGTGCTGCTTTTTTTGCTCCTAATAGTTTTTCTTGTTCCTCTCTCCAAGCTTCACCTCTTTCAGGGTGTACTGTCCAATGTAATCTGATTGTGTTGAATGGATTTGAACCTTCTTCCGCAGATAACCAAGTTTTGTGAAACCAGTTACCCACACCATTTGGAGTAGAAAGTGCAATACAACTACCACCCGTTGAAAGTGTTGATTGTGCCGATGTCCAAATTTCATCAATATCACCGATAAAGGCGGCCTCATCAAATATTAGAAGTGATAAGGCTTCAGAACGTCCTGCATCAGGAGATGATGCAATAGCCTTAATTTGAGAGCCATTTTGTAATTTAAGTGAGAGTTTGTTATCTTCCAAAGAACCACCCTTTAACCAAGATGGAAGTAATTCATGCATTACCCTTACTTTGGTTACTAAGTTCTTTGCTACATCTTGCTTTGTTGCAATAACCAATACGTTAAAATCACCATTGAACAACATTCTCCAAAGTGCGTATCCAGCAGATAGAGTTGAGATACCAGTTTGACGTGATTTTAATACTATATTAAAACGATTACCAGCAAATTGAGTTAAGGTACTCTCTTGAAATGGAAAAAGGTGAAAAGGTATCTTACCTCTCACCGGATGCTGAATCATACAATACTTTTTCATAAAGTGAATCGGGTCTACCGCACACTTTTTGTATTCATCTGCTATAATCTCTTTAAGAGATTTCTTTTGTGTTATACCAGTACTCATATTAATCAACCGGTGGTTTAACTAAATCGTAACCTTTATCTTTTAGTTTATCCCAAGCTTCGTTTCTTAGTTTAGTTGCTTGTTGAATTTCTTCTTCAAAACGAGTTATATCTGCTAAGATTTCTGCTTTTAATTCAGTTACATCTCTCTCCATACTCCACTTTTCAATTGTACCATCTTCATTTACAACTTCATATTCTTGCTTAGCATCATTGTATGCCTGTTGGAATTGAGAAACTACATCTTTACCATAAGAAATCATATTATTAAATATCTTATAATCTTCGTATGCTTCCCATAATCCATCATATTTTATTTGAGCTTCTCTTATAGTAAGACAATGTAAACAATAACCTGTTTTGGATATTAATTTTTTATCAACCCTTCCGTATTTTATTGTTTTACAATTATCAGATTTACAAGTATTTAATGCTGCTAAATAAGCTCTTGTTTCAGCCATTATATCACCCAATTCCGATACTTCTATTTTACCACCAGCATGCTGTTCCCAAGACTTTCCAGTCTCATCAGTCCACCTTTCCCCAACTTTTCGTTTTACCTCTTGTTTATCAGCTCCAGCAAATGATACAAATGCTTCTTTTTGATATTCACCGCCGGTTAATACCATATCTACCAACTTTCTACGAGTTGGATGCATAAACTTTTTATTGAATTCCTTTGCCATATTATATACAATATATTTGTATATATAAGTATATCAAAATTAAAAAAAAGATTAACTATCGAAGAAAATACCTAAAATTTGATTTAGGGGTGCGAATGCACCTGTTAATTTATAAGTGTTACCACCATATACAAACACAATACCTTCGTTTGGTACAATCTTTTCAAATCCACCTAACGCATTAAGTCTTTCTAACTCTAATTTTAATTTTTCAACTTTTTTAGGGTCACCACTTGCTTTTACTTGGGCTATTGTTGATTGTAAACGAGCTACCATTTGTCTTTTTGCAGAATCAGGATTTGCAGTAAGTACCGATTCCATAAATGATAAAACATCGGCACCAACACCTAAAAATATTTCTTCAAATCTCATAAGATTTTGTTTTGATATTTTTTGTTGGTCTTGCTTATCTATTTGTTCAGCCCATGCTCTTAATTTAGGGTCTTGTATTGTTGCTATTCTAAATGC